CCGACGCCGAAGGCAGAACCACCAACCATAAAGCCTATGGTATAAATGCCATGCGTCAAATGCTGGAAGCCGGCACACTACAGATCAATGAAAACTGTCAGGATTTTCTTAGAGAAGCTGCCAATTATTATGTGGACCCTCAAGGTCGTTTCAGTGATCCCGACGATTGCATTGACAGTGCCAGATATGCCATCTTGGGTTGTTTGAATTCGTTGTCCGAACCCTGGGACAACAGGACTAACAAAGACCGTATGCGTGCATTTAGAAATCAAATACGCCCACCACAGGCCAAATCCAGCGAACTCAAAAGAACATACAATCCACACGATTGAATTGTTACTAAATAACACAATACACCGAGGCCCGTGAATGTTAAATATCCGCCATAAAGTTTTAATGCAACTCAACACCGACAATCGCACTCTGGCGCGATTTGTGCGTCTCAAAGGACAGTTGGACACCAAGTGCGCCAGCTATTTGCGATACCTGGGCACCAAAAACGCCGTCAACAGAGCCAGTGATTATCACTATCTATGCTTGGCTGTGAGCGAAAGCACAGCACCTGTGAATGGCCTGGACTATATTCATCCAGTGGTCAAGCCCGCAGTGGATTATGTGACTGCTGTGATTGCCAAGGGTCTTGCACCCAATGGTGAAATACATTTTGATTTCACAGCCGACAACGAAGCAGATGCTGTGGCAGCACGGCAAGCTACCGAAATGGTCGGCCGAGTAATCAACGAAGAAAATGATCCACATTTTGTTCTGCAACGCTGGATCATGGATGCTTGTATGCACAAAAATGGCATGATGATGATCCTGCCCAGAAGAGAACAGATTGTGCGTTATGTGGACATCACTGGCACACTGGATCAATTGAGAGCATTTGAAGCACAGGCCGAAGATTCAGGTCTCACTGTGTTGCGCCAAAGTCGTCGTCGTTCGAGTGTGGACATGGCCAAGGTCTTGGCTGAAACACAGCAAATGGTTGCGGGCTTGCCGGATGCACAACGTGAGGCTGACATTGAACACAGAATTGCGGCAGCTCAAGCCGGTATGGCCGGTGAAGAGTTTGATACTGAAGCACCCGATGTGGAATTGGCCACTGCCGAAGATGCTCTCTCTGAAGCTATTGCACGCAACACCATCTACGCAGCCAAATACAAATTGACCGGGTGGAGCCTACAGATCAGATTCAGAGGCATTGCCCAGCATTACTGGATCTGTGATCCCACTGTGCAACAGATGAGAGATCAGGCCTTTTGTGGCTTTTACGATCCCATGAGCATACAAGAAGCTGTGCAGATCTATCCTGAACTGCAAAATCACATGGATGAATTTCGCATGCACGCTGAATACAATCAAAACGGTGCTTATCAAGCTGGCTCAGTGCTCAATAACTTGGCCATACACGCCAGAGATTCGGTTCCTGTGATGGGCATACCTGTTGAATCCGGTGTGGGAGCCGATCCCGACAGTCGTCAGATCACCATACTGACCGTATGGGATCGTTACGACATCGACGGTGATGGTGAATTGGAACTGGTTGAAATAGTTTATTCCGGCAGTTACATTATTTCGGCCAAGGAAGTGGAGTTTATTCCTGTGGCCAACATGTGTCCCAAACCCCTGCCTGGCAACTTTTATGGCATGAGCATTGCAGAATCAGTTATTCCCATGCAGGAATACATGACGTCAGCCAGCCGAGCAGAAATACAATTGGGTCTACTCACAGCCACACCGCGTATTGGTGTCAAGCCCGACAAGGTAGACTTTGAAATGATACAGGATGGCGAAGCTGCTATCTTTATTTTAGATAGCAAATTTGATCCGGCCACTGACATCTATCCAATGCCACCGCCAGCCGGCAATCTGCAGTTTGTGGAAGTGGCCATGACCCGTATGCAACAGGACACAGCAGCCATAATTGGCATGACCACACCACAAGATGTGTTCAATCCTGAAGTGATGGCCGCTGGCAACAGTGCAGCCAAGCTACAGATGGCATTGGGCCCCAATCAGATCATACAAGACAATGCAGTGCGTAACGCCGCAGATGGTCTCAAAGAAGCCATTTGGTTGGTGTGGAGAACACTAATACAGTATGGCGATGACTACGGAGTCAAAAAACTGGCACAGATGTATCACCCAGACCGGAAGCCCGAGTTCTTAGACTATAAAGCCTGGGATGACATGAATTTCTGTGAACGCAAACAGATACATCTTGAACTGGCCTTGGGCATGGCAAGCGAAGACAATCAACTGCGTAGACAACAGGTGATCAACCAGACACAAACACAGTTATACACACAGACACAACAGATGGCACAGGCCGGCACACTAACGCCGGCCATGTATGAAAAAATCAAGCGACCCTTTGCTGACACACTTTATGTGTTGGGCGTAAAAGACTGCGATACATACTTGCCCACTGAGGAAGAAGTTGTAGAAATGATCCGGCAAGCACAAGAGTCTGCCGGCAAAAAAGAACCCTCACCAGCAGAGAAAAAAGATCTGTCCAGTGCAGAACTCAATGCTGCTCGAGCCACGCAGATCCGAGCAGAAATTTCTGGGCAAGATGCCGAAAGTCAATTGGACTACATGGCCATGGCCCAGGGCAATCCCAAGGTATACTCATAATGCTCACACCTGAAACCATAGACGCCTTTAATTCTCGACTCACAGTGGATCTCAACACGATCCGGACCATGAAGCCCAGTCAGCTGGACCAGGTGCGTAGCCAAGGCAGCAATGCCGAAGCACTCTTGAAGAATCGTGACTTTGCACTGTTTGTGCATCAATACAAATTTGAAATCCTGGACGCCATCACAGCAGTCACAGGCCATCGAGAAGAAGACAACAGCCGCCGGGTTGCACTCAGCAATCAATTGGTGGGCATAGATGGTTTCGTAGCCGCACTGCAACGAGCAGTGTATATGAAAAACAGGGTGGTCACTAATCAGACCACAACCGCCGGTAATCCCCCGGACCCAGCGGAATCACATAATGAAAGAACTTATCAATGACAGACAACATTACGCCTAATAGCCCTGCTACGGCCAATGATACAAATGCGGTTGCAGGATTGGATCAAATAGCTGCCAAGATGGACGCAATGAAAGCAATGACACAGCGTAACCAGCTTAGAGCTACCGATGGCACCGAGACAGGAATTTCTGAAGACTCACTCACAGAAGAGCCTGTGGCACCCGATGGCGCGAGCCAGCCAGAAGTTGCGGACACCGATTATTCGGAATATGAGGACAGCACAGCAGAAGCAGAGATCCCTGAAGAGGTAAATCCCGCCAACGCTGAAACAGGCGCAGAAGAACTGATTGACTTTATTGAATTTGCAGAAACCAACCCGAACGCCAAGTTTAAGTTTTTGCGAAATGGTAAAGAAGTCATAATTGATGCTCGAAAAGCTGCCAGTATTCTTGGTCAAGGTGGAGCAATACACGAAGAAGCAAGACAGTTAAAGATCCAAAAAAGCGAGTTTGATGAATACCTTCAAGAACATCGAGCTCAACAAGAAGGTTTGACCTTGGCCATGGAATTCACTGTGGAACCAAGGCTACAGCAGGCCTATGATGAAATTGTGCGGACACAAGGTTATCAAAGCACTTTCCAACAGCAATTGGCCTCAACACAGGATCCAGCCCAACAGGCTCGTATCCGCGCCAGTATGCAACAGAACGAACGTTACATACAGCAACAAGGCGCTGTGATTGGACAGTTAAAACCGGCCGTAGATCAGTTTAGACAAATTCGCCAACAACAGGTCAATTCAATCCTGGAACACAACCGTAAAGGTTTTACCGACAAGGAACTCCGAAACGAGTATGTGTTTAACGAATTGCGTGACCGAATTGGCCAAATGTGGGCCGGAGCCAACAACGAACTGGTGCCCGGAGTCAAGAACATTGACCTAATCTCTTCAGACGAGACCATAATGGGCTTGGTCAGAGACGGACTCAAGTTCAGAGGCAAGCCCACGTCAAAGACAGCAGGTGCAAGTATGGCCACCCTGACAGGTCGCCGAGGCGGTGTGCCCACAAACCGAGCGGATTCAAATCAAGAAAACACACTTCGTGAACGAGCCAAAGGCGGTGATAAAAAAGCCGCAGACAACCTACTTGTATTGCAACTAAATAAACTTAAAGCAAGCCGAGGCGGTCGTTGAGATCAAGCCTAACTAATATTCAAGGAGAATAACATGGCAGAAATTACAACCAGTCAAATTGGTAACGGAACAACCGCATATGGCGCAGACATCGTTGTCAAAGACTTAGACTTAGACGTGAGCAATCGCGTAAAAGATGATACACCTGTTTTAAACATGTGTATGACCAAAAAGCGTAAAGTAAACTCTACGCTACCGTTATGGACAGACGATATCTATCGCTTGCCTGAAACACAAGCCTGGACTGAAGGTGCTCCGGTATCTACTTCACAAGCTGAGAGCAACACACGTTACAACTTGGCCAACTACACACAGATTTTTGCAACCACTGTTGCAGCTTCTGGAACAGCTCGTGCTGTAATGCAGTCAGGTGGGGACCCTCAGGCCTATCAAGAGGTAAAACAGTTGATCGAACTCATGTTCGATGTGGAACAACAATTGGTTCGTAATGACCAAGTTGGAACACAATACGGTGGACAGACAGGAACAGCTGGTGGTGCTTCAGGCAACAGCCAAACAGGTCGTCGTATGGGCAGTCTGAGTAGTTTTGCAGGCACACAAAGTTTCAATACCACTGCTGGTAACGGCGTTGTTGGTATCACAACCAACGTGAACAATGCCACAACTGATACTCCTGTTGTAACTGCCAACACTTTCACCATGAACAGCAATGGCACAACCTTTTACACTGGCACATTTACAAACCAGTTGTTCAGCCCAATCCTATACAAGCAGTTAGTGACCACAGCTGAAGAGCGTTACAATGCCAAAATTCGCACTATCGTAGCTCCTACAAGTTTGAGAACAATGTTGAGTGACACATTCCCAACTTCAAGAACTATCAACCGTGTGAA